TCCAACCTACCAGCTCTTCTATATAACCATCGGTACCATATATAGCCCACACAAATTAAAATCTAACTTTTGCCTTTCCTGAACCTTTAACAAGTTTACGTAAGAAGTAAACTCCAAGAGCAACAGGAACAATCATAACAATAAACGGTACAAGGTCAGCAACAACACCAAACATAGTGTTAGCAGTAAGACCAGTTGTACTGTTTGTTAAAGCACTAATAACTGAACTCATAGCAGTAGTAGGAGTTTCCATAACTCCATAGCCTCCTTTCCTTTTTTTTATTTCCAGAAGTTTTCTGTTTCCGGACTATTTTCTTGTAAGTTGTTAGACAACTTAAGTAATTTTGCTTTATCTCCTTTAACTGAAATCTCTAAATCAGAGCCATCAGCAAGATGAAAAGATAAAACATAATAAGCATGACTTTGCCCGTCAGCGTCCTTGAAAGTCTTTTCAATTAACTTACATTTTAATTCCATAAGTAGACCTCCTTTCTATTAAAATAATAACAAAAAAACAAAGATAAGTCAAGATAAATTTCCATTTATGTCATCCTTATCAAGTAGGATGACATTTTGGAATACTTCGTATTCCAAATGATATTGAATAGTTTTTGTTCTACTATCGGGACAGAAATTATCATAACCTTTAAAATTATAAACAAGCCTTTGCTTTTTAGTAGTAGCTTTAATACAATGATGAACAAGTTTATCAATATATTTAGCTATACGCTCAAAATCATCTATACCATTTTTACATTGAATTGATAAAGAAAAACCACCCTCATAAAAAGTTTGAAAATATTGATTAACATCAAAATCACAATTAGTAGCAATAACACAATGAAAATGTTGTCTATTGTTTTGCTTACCATAATCAATGTTAAGAATATATTTAAAATCATGCGTATTCAAAACTTTTTTAATAATATCTCTTTTAGTTCTTTCACATTTATTAATATAATCGTTATTAAAAGTAAAAGTACAAAACCAAATATACTTATATCTAACTAAAAGATATAATAACCTTTTTTTAATACGACCAACTTTTTGAACACGAGAATTAAGCATCCTTTCAAAATCTTTATCAATAACAAATGGAATATTGTTTTTAAAAGCAAAATATCTTTGTTTGTTATAATTTATTAAATCATTCAAAAGCTTTTCATTATAATCTATCATAATAACTCCTTATAAAAGTAATGTTCCACGTGGAACATTACGAATGTTGTTTCATTACGTGTAGTAACACTTATGAAACAACATTAAGTTTTAATTTGTTCAAATGTATCATAAGATTTAGCAACTGATAAATTGCATTTTGATATAGTAGTTTCGATAAGAGGAGCTATATATTCATTATCATCATTAGACCATTTTAATTGTTCTGCATCATACATTGACTTAACAAGAATACCTAAGCCAAGAATATTAAGCATTTTACACTCAATTTGATAACGACAATAACGACGAAGTGTTATATTTATCTCTAACCATTCTTGAGCCGTCGTTAAAAAAACTATTCTACGTTTTCTCATTTGAGATAAAAAATCTAAAACTTCGTTTGATAATTTAGTGCTTTTAGTAAGAGCAGTAAAAATTTCATCATAAACAATAATACAATCATGTTCGTCACGAAGTTTAAGAAGATTAGAAAAACCATTAAAATAAGTATATTTTATACCATCTAAAGAAGATATATTTGAATAAATTTTTACATCACTAACTTGATTTTTTAAAAACTCAACAACAGAATAAGTTTTACCACTTCCCTGTTTACCACAATAGCAATATACACCAAAACGACCACGTTTTGGAGCAAAACCTTTTTTAAAAAATGTTTTTAGTTTTATTTTAGTATGCCTAAAACGAATAAATAAAAAAACTAAAAAAACTATAATAGAAATAATAAACATACAAAAGCCTTTCCGGTCGCTCTATATAGCGACCTATCAAGGCTTTAAGCGGTTATACCAACTTAAAGCCAATTTAATCATATAAAATAACATAGGAGCCGTCAAAGTAAAAGTAAAATATGCAACAATTAAAGAAATTGTTTCACTACTTAAACCAGTTAAAGATATACACCAACCAATTGAAGATGAAATAATATTTAAAAAATTACCAATTGCTGTAAAAGCATTACTTAATTGTGGTAAAGCACTTTGAATTAAATTATCAATTGGAGCTAAAATAATTGATACCAAGGAAACAATTAATTTTATAATACCCATTAAAATTTTATTAATCATAAATCTAACACCTCAATTTCATCATGTTCTGGATTTTTAAAATCTTTAACTTGATTAAATATTCTAACACATACCCAATAAGCAACAATACCAAAAGTAATAGTTTGATAAAGAGTAAAGAAATTACCAAAAAATTGAGAATAAATAGAGGACATACAAGGTAAATCGAGATATTTATTATCTAAATATGGTAAAGGAAGATGTAAAGAAGAACAAGATTGTGAAGTTAAAGATTGAATAAGATTTAAAGGAGCAGTAACAATTGAAGTTAAACCAAAAGTATTAGAATTAAAACCACTAAAGAAATCAGATGCCTCACTAGTAGCACCGGTAGTATCATCATCATTTAAAGTATCATTAACTTTATCCACACTATTATTAATTTCAGTAACTTCTTGTTTAACTTGATTTATAGAACTATTAACTTGGTTAATACTTGAAGCAGTAGCAAGACCAGAAGAACTAATAACACTAGATAAAGAATTAGCAACAGAATCAGTATATATACCTAAACTCTCATACTTTTCACCAATTAAAGATACACGAGTAGAACCAGTACTGCCCATAAATACTGTACCGATATTCTGTCCATCAACAGATGGAACAAATAAATTAACTATTAAATTACATTTATAAAATTCATCACCCGGAGAAAAAGGATTATTATCTAATGTTTGAACTAAAAACTCATTATAATCTAAATTACCAACCTTATTCAAAACACTACTATAATTACCAACATATGTCTCTATAGTATCAATAGTAATATTATTAGAAAAGCATAAATAAGTACTATGAGAATAAAGATAACCAGACTTATATCTATGGAAATTTAAAATCATATCACCATAAGTACCTAAAGAATGATTTTCACTAGTAAAATAACCATATTTAATTAAACTTTGAGTATCATAAAAATATTCATCAGTTAAAGAATAACCAAAAGAACAACTACCATTAGAACAAGAGCCTAAATTAACATCAGTAAATAAATCTACATTTTTAGCCCAACCCTCTAAAGTATCAGCTTTAGGTCGAATGATACCAACTAAAGATATAATAAAACCTAAAAAAAACCATAAAATAATTTTGTTAAAAGGTTTATTTAGGAAATTATTAAATTTATAAATCATAAAAACCTCCTACCAAACAAAGATTTAAAAATTCTCCAAGGAAAATATAAACCAAAAATTACAATAATAGTAAAATTAATTAAAATATTTGTTAAATCTAATCTATACCAATAATCATTAGTAATTAAAGAAGAAGCCAAACAAGTCGGCGTAGTACTGTACGAACCAAAAGTCTGAATACCATCTCGATAGATGTAATCTGACTTAATATAATAATCACGATAGTTAACAGTACGATTAATTTGAGGAACTTCTTCATAACCTCTTATCACTCCTTCACTTTGAACAACATAACATTTATTATAAGTACTATCTTGAGGTAAATAAATTTTCATAATATCACTCCTTAAAAAGTAACATTCGTGTAAAATTAAAAATTAAATATACACCAAAACAAACGGGAATACAATTAATTAGTTGAACTAACATTGTTTGAGTTATTTCGAACACGTTTATCACTACCTTTCATTATAATATAAGTAGAGCCGATACAATAATTAAATAATAAAGTAAAAACACTACCTAAAAGAAATTTTTTCATATTTCCTCCTTAATAAAAATAGAACTGGA